CCTGTATGGCGGCTAGTTCAAACAACTAAGCACTCAACTCTAGGTGCAGCCGTAGTGATATGGGTCTTAATCTTTGTTGGCTTAGTGTGGGCGGTTATCTAAGATGCTGGCTGGTTTAAGTGCATTGATCGGCCCTGTCTCTGCCATTCTGGATAAGGTAATCCCAGATAAAGACCTGCGTGAGAAGCTGTCGCACGAGATTGCGACTATGGCCGAGCGCCATAGCCAAGAGCAGGTCATGGCCCAGATTGAGGTTAACAAGATAGAAGCTGCTCACCACAACATGTTTGTAGCTGGCTGGAGACCCGCAATTGGCTGGATATGTGCGCTAGGAATGGCAGGGAATTTCCTCATTATACCTTTTGCTAACATGGGTTTAGAGCTTGCTAAAACAGATATTGTCGTACCGATGATTGCTCTGTCTGAGATGATGCCTGTCCTAATGGGCATGTTGGGCCTTGGCGCTATGCGTACTTTTGAAAAAACTAAGGGTGTTAGCAGGGAGAAGTAAATGGGAAACCTCACTAAAAATCTTAGCCGCCACGAATTTGCTTGTAAGTGTGGTTGTGGCTTTGATACGGTAGATACAGCTACCTTGAAACTTATACAAGATGTCTGTGATCACTTTGAGTGTTCAGTAGTCATTTCGTCTGGGTGTCGTTGTGAAGCCCACAATATTACTTCTGGGGGAGTTAAATCGAGTCAACATCTTCGAGGAAGAGCCGCTGATTGCGTTTTTATGTTAGACGGCAATCCTATTGATCCTACAGAGATACACTACTACCTAGTTAGTGAATATGCCCGTGAGTATGGGTTTGGGCTGTATAGTTCTTTTAATCATATTGATACCCGAAGCGGCAAACCAGCTAGGTGGGGAGACTAACAATGCCGTTACAGAAGCTACAACTAAAGCCCGGAGTTAACCGTGAAAATACGCGCTACACCACTGAAGGTGGCTGGTGGGAGTCGGATAAAATACGGTTTAGGCAAGGTACTCCAGAGAAGATAGGCGGTTGGGAACGTATCTCTGCAAACACGTTTCTAGGCGTGTGCCGTTCTCTTTGGAACTGGGTAACGTTAGGCGGACAAAACCTTATTGGCGTGGGTACTAACCTTAAGTTCTACATAGAACGCGGCGGTGCTTATAGCGACATTACCCCTGTTCGAGCAACTGTAACGCTAACTAACCCTTTCAATACAACTAATGGCTCAGCGCTAGTGACCGTAGATGACGTAGCACACGGCTGTGTTACTGGGGATTTCGTTACCTTTAGCGGCGCTACTACAGTTGGCAGCCTAGACTTAAACAACGAGTACGAAGTCACTGTAACTACCGACGACGAGTACACCATAACGGCTTCCTCTAACGCCAACGCTACAGTTACTGGCGGTGGGACGGTTACCGCTGCCTACCAAATAAACACGGGAGCTAATCAAGCCGTGCCTCTTACGGGCTGGTCTGCGGGTGCTTTGGGAATTGGCACTTGGGGAAATGGTGGCGTAACTACAACAGGTATTCGCTTGTGGAGCCAGTCTAACTTCGGTGAGGACTTAGTTTTTGCTTACCGTGGTGGTCCTATTTGCTATTGGGATGCAACCAACGGAATTGTTACGCGAGGTTTAATTGTTAATACAACGAATTTCCCCCTGCAATCCGACTGCCCTACTGTTGTCAATAGCGTAACTGTGTCGGACATTTTCCGCTTTGTCGTGGCCTTTGGCGCTAATGACCTAGGCACTGCGGTTCAAGACCCTATGCTTATTAGGTGGTCTGACCAAGAAGATTTCCAAAATTGGACTCCCGCTGCGGTTAACCAAGCAGGTAGCTTACGTTTGTCATCAGGTAGTGAGATCGTAGCTTCTATCCAAGCACGCCAAGAAATTTTAGTTTGTACTGATACTGCCCTTTATTCTATGCAATATCTCGGCGCTCCTGAAGTATGGGGTGCTCAGCTACTGGGGGATAACATCTCTATAGCTAGTCAAAACTCTATGGCGTATGCAGGGGCTGTAGCGTATTGGATGGGGCGGGATAAGTTCTACATGTATGACGGTACGGTACGTCCGCTGCCTTGTAATGTACGTAAATACGTATTTACAGATATTAACCCAACTCAGTACGATCAAGTTTGTACAGGCACTAACGAGGGCTACCACGAAGTGTGGTGGTTTTACTGCTCTGCGGCCTCTACTACGGTTGACCGTTACGTCATCTACAACTACTTAGATAATGTCTGGTACTACGGCAATATGGCACGCACTGCTTGGCTGGATTCTTCCTTACGCGGTGAGCCTATTGCAGCGACTTACAGCAACAACCTTGTTAACCATGAAGTAGGTAACGATGATAAGGAAACTGCGGTTACGACTGCTATCCACGCCTATATTACCTCGTCTGAATTTGACTTAGATGATGGTGACAAGTTCATGTTTATTAATCGAATGCTACCTGACGTAACGTTTGAGGGTTCTTCAGCGACTTCTCCCGCTGCTGTTATGACCCTGCTGCCTATGCAGAACTCAGGTTCTGGGTACAATAATCCGTTGTCAAAAGGTGGGGTTAACGACGCTGCTGTTACTCGCACAGCTACAGTGCCTATTGAAGAATTTACAGGGCAAGTTTTCTTGCGGATTCGTGGCAGGCAGATGGCCTTTAAGGTGGAATCTACCGAGATTGGAGTGGCATGGCAGCTAGGCACCCCTCGTGTAGAGATGCGTCCTGACGGACGTAGGTAACGTTAATGGCTACCAAGAACCAACAGGCGGTTTCTACGACTGTAGTCGCTCCCGCTCTACCGACTGCTCCACCTGCGTATAACAAAGGGTACTTAGACAAGTTTAATAACGTACTTAGACTATATTTTAACCAGCTAGACAACGCATTAAGGAACGCCGTGGCTAATTCAGTCCCTTACAACCTACGAGTTTCCCAAGGCAACGTCGCTGGCGCTAAGGCTTTATATAAATTTGGTGTGAACCCTGACATTGACGGGACCGAAGAGACGGTATGGACGCAAGGTGGAGACTACCCGTGGCCTACCAGCGCAGCCGTTGTTTATGTCTCTAGCTCCAGTGTAGATGACGCTTCCCCTGCTGGTACTGGCGCACGTACAATACGACTACAGGGGCTTGATACTAACTACCTTGAGATTGAAGAAGACATAGCGCTTAACGGGCAGACTCAGGTTGCCACTACTAAGCAATATCTACGGGTCTATCGAGCGTTTGTGCTTACTTCAGGGTCAGGTGGAGGTGCAGCGGGTACGGTTTATGTGGGAACAACTGGAGCTACAGCGGGTGTCCCTGCCGTTGTGTATGCGAATTTATCTATTGGTAATCAAACTCAGATGGCAGTGTACACAGTACCTGCGGGCAAGACGCTATACGTAGATGATCTTCTATTTACTGCGGCTATCTCTCAGGCTAACAACTTTGCAACGGTTAAGTTTGCCACTCGTGGCGTTAGTACTAATACATTTAGGACATTAGTGATCCAGAATATCCAGAGTAACACCGACTTTATTCCTTTCTCGTACCCGTTAAAGGTGCTTGAGAAGACAGACTTAGAGTGCAGGGCAGTTACTACTAGCTCAAACAACGAGATCAGCGCCGCCTTTCAGGGCGTCTTGATAGACAACTAGGACTATATAATGGGAACTAAAACACCTTATGGTATGACCGTCACTGGTCAAAGCGGCACTTCTTATAGTCCCAATATGCTGTCTGGTTTAACAAACAGGTACAACAGCATTGGAGACGCTGGCGGTATTATGGGCGACTCATCCGTGGATACATGGGACGGTATTGGTAGAGACCCTTCTTTAAAAACTCCCGCCGAACTTGCGGCAGAAGCGCGTGAAAGAACTAAGGCGGGCGGCGGAGATGATTTTAATCCTAATATACCTAGCCTTGACGAACTTTACGCCTTGATAGCCGAAAACCTTGGTGGAGATGCCTCTACTAGTGCGGTTGATCAGGCAATGCAAAATGACTACATTGCATCGTTAGCTAACGCGCAAAATACGTCTGTTATAGACGCAAACGCCGCAGAAGCTATAGCAGCGCAACAAGCAAAAGGGACTATTTTAGGGGACGACTACCCATTTGTTAATCAAGCTATGGACACCACAGAAGTTACTCAAGATACAATTAACGATATTCTTGCCGGGGCTATGGCTGCGCGAGAAGAAATTATGGGGGACACTGCCACCCCCACACAGGAACAAGAGTTAGCGGTACAAGAAGCCGTTGCTGACCTTCTTACTAACGCGGGCATTGGAGTGGAACAAAGCACTATTAACCCGTACAGCCTAGAAGGAGATGCCCTTGGCCGATTTGTAGATCGAATTAGTGTTGTTGATGAAGTTACGACCGATGATGGCGGCGGGGGTGGGGGTACTCCTGCTGCTGCTGGTGGTGATGATGATCCTGCTGGTGGTGGTGGTAGTGCTGATCCTGCTGGTGCTAGTACTATGGATAAGTCGGGCGATACAGGTATAGCCGATCAAAGAGACATATATACTAATCCTG